GTCAGGATTGCACTTTTGATCAACAAAAACATAAGTCTCTCTTGGAAGGTTCCGAGATCTATTATAGTATTGACCTAACGGCCTTTACTGATAGATTTCCCGTAGAATTGAATCATAAATTGTTAAAAGTCAGAATCGGTAAGAAACTCGCCGATTCTTGGCTTACAATTATGACCCAACCCTTCGAGTCAGATTTAGGACTATTGTCCTATTCTGTCGGAAACCCCATGGGAGCTTATAGTTCTTGGAACAGTACTGCTTTAGCTCACCATTCAATTGTTTGGAAAGCTTGCAGGAACCAAAAGGTAAATTGGAAGACATTACCTTATGCTTTACTTGGTGATGACCTAGTTATAGGAAATCGCAAAGTTGCATTAGAGTATTGTCGACTAATTCGCCAGATGGGTGTTCACTGGTCAAAAGAGAAAACACACGTCAGTCCTCATTTCTATGAGTTCGCAAAACGAATTCATTGGAATGGGCATGATGTGACTCCTTTCCCAATTGCTGCATTGTTAGCTGAGATAAAAAACGGGCCTATTGGCCTAGTCTCAGTTCACAATAATGCAACTGATAAGGGGTGGTTTTCGGTAAACGACGGGGTTTCGGTTTGGAAAGGATTATTCAAAAATCTAATGTATAGAAGTAAATATTCTAAGAAACTTCTTACATTGATGGATGAACTATGGGTTATTACAACCATACTACAAGGTAGAAGATCTGCACTGGAATTACTTCCAATTGTGGAGTCTATCTCACCTATAGTGCATAATATCATTAAAGAAAGGGAGAATTGTGAAGAAATTCTCAATAATCTCTTAATTAATAGTATCATGATGCTATTCGTAGAATCCTTTGAATCCTTTCAAGATACCAAAAAAGGTACTCGTGGGTCCCTCGGCTTAATTGCTGAGCAACTTACGATGTATCTTACTGGTCTTGAAGATTCTGTTCCAAACCTACCAATTTGGTCACTACCGGAAAGTTTACCTCACACTCACGTGTGGGGGGTTATATGCGAAGAGTATTATAAGTCTCAGAGGAAGGCTTACCTAATTGACACCATTCATCAAGGGACATGGGATAAAGATTTTAAAAATATCCTTATGCCCGAAGATGATTCTAACATATATTTTAAAGTTAGAAGTGGTGATTCAATGTTGGTAAAATCTCCAAAGATTCTTAAGATATTCCGCGATAATATAACACAACTTGCCCAATATCCACAGTTGATTTAATCATTGACTGTGGTTGTGCAAAGGTGACTTCCGGGTGATTCCCGGCCCTGGCTTGCCAGGAAATTTGGCCCCCGTAAGGGGG